TACCTGAAGTAAGTTTATTTTTTAAATCTCTCATATCTAAATTCCTTATGCGTCGTTAGCTGCATCAGTAGTAAAGAATATTCTAATACCAAGAACTCTAGCATCCCCAGTAAAAGTATCTGAACCGTCTGCCGCTAATCTTAATAATTGAAAGTAAGTTTGTTCACCTACCGCAGGAGAACCTGCAATTGTAACTGCGCTACTTACTGGAGAAATTTGTTGATCTTCTACTGTTCCTATACCAGCGTCTGTAACTGTAATTCCTGTTCCGTAAGCAACATCAATAGTATCACCATCCCCAACTGCTACACCTTGTAATTGAAATAAACAGTTACCTGTATTTGTACTACTTGGAGTCCAATATACTTGATAAGTTACTGTTCCTTCATTCCATGATTTAGGAAAAGCTACTGAAAATTGTGCAAATTCATTTGTACTTGCATCAAAATCTAATACTTTCATATCAGGTCTTATAGCTGTTGTTTCAACTTGTTGTGCGTCTGCTGGGTTAGTTGTAGCTCCATACATTGCTGCTGATGGAACCCACATAGTCTCTAGTCCTGCAACTTTAATTGCTGATCCACCAACCTGTGCTACACCTGATCCGTTAGGGGCAATATTAATAGCACCAGCGGCACCATCTGTAATTGTAATAGTACCTGAATTAGTACCCCCATTTGTATCTAAAACTAAATCGTATGCACCACTTGTTGTAAGTGTTGCGGCTGCTGCACCTGAACCAAAAACTGTTTCTCCAGTTCCTTTAGGTTTAATGTTTATACCAACATTAGTTTCACCTGTTGCTGAAAGAGTTGGTGCTGCTCCTGTTGAAGCATTAGCTATTGTAAATTCATTTACTGCTGAACCCGTAGCTGTAAGTAAAGCTAATTCGTTTCCATTAGTATCTAAAATAGAAGTACCGATTTTAGGTGCTGTTAAAGTTTTGTTTGTTAAAGTCTGGGTCCCTGTAAGAGTTACTTCGTTAGTATCTCCTAAAGGTACTTCAATAACACCAGTATTAGTTGCAATACCATCAAGATATATTATTTTATATCCTTTATCAGTTGCTCCAAAAGTAACTGTTGCACCTGAACCAGATACAGCTTTTATCTGTACTGTGTATGCACCAGATGTTCCGTTTTTAATAAAATAAAAATTTTCTGTAAGTAATGGAAAAGTTACAATTCTGTTTCCAGTTATTGATCCTGTTAATTCTATAACTCTGTGTTGAGCAGTTCCTGTTAAAGCACCATCTGCTATTGTTAAAGCAGTTGGTGTACCTGAATCAGTTACAGCTTGAGAGTTAACACCACCAGTTAATTGTTCAATTAAACTTAGGTTTGCGTTTGTTTTTGTTCCCCATTGGCCAGCGTTTTCGCCGGTTGCCATTAATTCTAGACCGAGATCCGTATAAGTTGATGCCATAATTTTGTTCTCCTATTAAGCTGCGTGGTTAACGTCTGTATATGATGTTTCACCTGTGATGTCAACATCTTGATATCCAATTTGACCAAAACCTACAGTCTGTAAACTAGCAGTAAACGCTTGTCCTGTCAATCCTACAGTCATGTTTGTTGGACTTATTGCTCCTACATCTGCTTCAAAAGTTACACCAGTTATACCCACTGCCATACCATCTACAGCGGTTGACCCTATTGCACCTTTTAAAACTACACCAGTTAAATCAATTAATTCTACTGAACCGACACTAACTTCTGCAACTTCTGCCGTTACTTCTAAACCAGTTAATGCTGCAATTGTATTTGGTAAAGCTACCACTGATCCTACTGCAGCAGGTATTGCAAAACTTGCTAAACCTTGTTGATGATCTGAACCATTATTTATACTTGGAGTGCCTAGACCTGCACCAATTGTTCCAGGTGAAGAAACACTAAATATCATATCTAGTCTACCAATTGTCGCTGATCCTAATGCAGCAGATGCAGTTTGACCAGTTGGTACAATTATACTTTCAGGTTTAAATGTAAATTCTCCTCCCCATTGTCCATCACCAAATGAATTTATTCCCCAACCATCTGGTCCAAGAGAAGCTGACATCGATAAACCATCTAATAAAACTTTTGTAGTATTTTCACCCCAGTTACCAATTCCCCATTCATCTCTACCCCAACCTTCTTCAGATTGTGCATAAGGTAATTCGCCTAACTCTGAAGTTATACTAAGACCAGTAAGTGCAACGGTAGGACTAAAACTATCACCATAAGGAGCAGTGCCCCATGTGGAGTTACCCCAACCTTGTTCTGAAAAAGCTGTTGCTGCACCAATATCTGCACTAAAAGATAAACCTGTAAGAATAGCAGTATCATTGTTAAGTTCTCCCCATTCACCATTACTCCAAGCATCAGCACCCCAACCTCTATCGGCTGAAGCAATAATTGAACCTATGTCTGAAGAAAAAGAAATACCTGTTGGAGAAACATTAACTGTATCTTGTGTGCCATAAGAATTTTGACCCCATTCTAAAACGTTCCAAGAATCTGACTCTACAGTATTTGCTGATCCACCCATTCCTGAGTGATATTGACAATAATAATAAAGTTGTGGTGCAGAAGCTGCTACAGCTATTTGAACATAAGCATTTGCTTGACCTGTTGTTCCAGAAGTTGTTACTCCTGTTGTGTATTCAGAACCGCCGTTGTGTGTTCCATTGCTTGTTGTAGAAAATTTAAATGGGTGAGGACCCATCGAACTATCAGAAACATCAAATCTATAAGTGTAACCTTCTGCAAGATTTACAGTTTCTTGTAAGACTCCGTCTATATAATATCTGTTACCAGAACCGGGGTTACCTACCGTTACTGTGAAAGTTCTGATTACGGACATAAGGAGTTCCTCCCTATGCTGTTAATCTCAGAATAGCAGACGATGCGTCGTTAGTTGGAAATTGTATTGTAAAAGTTCCTGAAGAAACAGTTTTGTCTCCACCGAAAGCTACAGCACATACAGCGTTTGTAGTACCAGAACCACCATTAGCTTGTGTGTTGTAAATTAAACAACCGTTCGCTGTGAAAGATGCTGATGTCCAAGACGTGTCAGAAAAATCTGTAAATGCAGTAGTAGAAGTTAAACCTACACCAGTATTTACAAGTGTGTTTCCTGCTGTCGTGTATCCATTACCGTTTGCTACTTCAGTGTTTGATCCGCCACCTGGGTTAGTTGAATAAACTGTAGTTGTCGCGTTTAAAGTTGCGCCACTTGTGTATAAAGCTATTTTAAAAGTGTCTCCACCTGATCCGTTAGCATCAAAGTCATGATACCCTTGAAATAATTCTTTTTTAAAACTTGAACATACTGCTGATGCGATTGTCATAATTTTTATCTCCTAATTTTTTATGGTGAAGGTGACTTGACTTGTATTCTAACTGTACCATCAGTATAATCGTCTCGTCTTCTTCTCCCAATTTGCATTCCTGCAAACTGTTGTATGCCTGTTTTATATTTATTTTCATACAATGTCAACATATCCATTGGACCTTTTAAGAATCCATATGCTTCTACCAAACAAGCATATAATAAGATTTGTGGCATATAATTACTTAAATAAGTTGTTGTATTTGATCCAGATAATGCTACCGGCAGTTTGTTGTAATATATTCTAAATCTATAATTAGCATCCGGTGTAGGGGCTATATACATACCTCCAGACGTTGAATCTGTAAGACCTGTAGCACCACCAAACATTGCATAATACTTAGGTAATCCAGTAACATCTTGTCCAGTTAAATCTCCTTGAGGACCTGTTAATCTTCCTACATATTCTGATAAATAAGTTTGATCTTTTTTTTCTAACCAAGTTCCTTCTTCAGTAGTATTAGCAGTATTAAATACTTCTACACCTCTTATAAATAAAGCCCCTGCTGGTGAATTAATTGTATTGTCATCTGCAACTAAAGTACCTTCTTTAACAAGTCTGTCTGAGTCCATAGGTAATTCAGTATTAATTCTATGCTCTGCAGCCATGATAAATTCATCAATAATAGTCTGAGTTAATACAACAGCCGTAACAGCAGGATCGTTATCAACTTCTGTAAAAGCTCTAATTGCTGTTGTTAAAGTTGCGTATGTATAATGTGTTGCCATAATTAAGCTCTATCATTAATGGGTCCGATTGTACATAATAAACCGCCCCCTGTTTCTGTGGA